GTAGTCTCCGTCCCACTTGGTCTTGGGGACCTTGGTGGCAATCTCAGCCATGAGGTTTTCCAAAATTATGGCCCGATTCACATTCATCTTCGCGTCAATCTTGTTGATCGTCACGGCCGAGTTCCAGATTCCGGGATACATGTGCTTGTGGAGGAAGCGCAGGACCTGCTCGTGAGGACCCGTGCAAGTAATCTGGACCTGACCCTTGTCGTAGTGCGTCACGTAAGCCGTGGAGTTTGGCGCCTTGAAGTCTATCTGGAAGGCCCATCGCTTTACGGAACCGAGCTTGTTCGCTCCCAGAAGCGAGTTGCGATTCTTGAGTCGGCGGACGATCGGAAGCTTTCCAGTCGCTTGGTATCCTGCGAGTTCCTTCACACCAGGGGGCAAGGGCTCTGCCGAGATGTCCTTAAAGGGAAACTGGACCGTGAGGGTCGTGGTTGTGACTGTGGGCCTTGTGAGCGCATAGTCGTACTTGTTAAACTTATTGACGTACTCAGACTTTCTGGGTTTGTGAGCCAGGAGAGCACGGCCGATGATACCGGCAGCTCTGGCCGTCTGCATTCTACTACATAACGGTATTTAAATCCTGGGCCAAGTCGCATCCAAAGACGAATGGTTGGGCCGCGAGTACCTGGTCGCGCCAGGTCCGCGTCTCGGTCCTGACCTCGAGCTTGCGCGTGCTGAACGGACCCGCGTAAAAGTCCGGGTTGAAGCGCGGCCGACCCAAGTTGTTCTCCTGGCAGTGCTGGTTGAAGCTCGTGACGAACTGCTTCTGAGGGCAGAAGAGCTCGCGGCCGTAGGTGACCTTCTCGCTCGCCAGAAAGTGCTGGAGCGTGTTGGTCACCATCGCCACCTGGTTCTGAATGTCCGCAAAGTACTTGGGGACGACATTCCAGATATCCTGGTCGCTGTACTTCTGTGAGTACTCGAGGTAGGCTCGCACGCACTTGCACAGAATCGCATCCATCTCGAGATCGAGCTTCTCATCGAGGTGCGGGTCCGCCTCGGCCACCTGGCGCCCAAAGTTCCAGGTCATCAGGCGACGCAGGACCGACCCCGAGTTATCCTTCCAGTGCGGAACCTCATTCCCTGCCAGGATTCCTGGCACGGTCCAGGTCAGGCTTACGGCCGTCTTGTTCTTGCGGGCGATGCTCATGTCCTCACCAGAGACCAGAGATTGGAACTCGGACTGCTCGAGGGCCATGTCGCCCTTGATCTCGGGACTGATGAACATGAAACCCTCGTGGATACTCTCCAGTCCAAACTTCTTTTCGATATTGTTTGAAAGTGTGCGGACATCCTGGCCCTCGTAAAACTTTTTACAAATTTTTGTAATGATTGTAGACTTTCCAGAACGCGCGATACCCTTGAGGAAGGGGATCACTTGCCACGAGTCCATCTCGTTGACCGGGAAGCACAAGCGTCCGCAGAAGACGTAGAGCCAACGGGCCACATCCTCAGGGAACTCCTGGTAGTCCATGACTGACTGCATATGGGGTGTCTCGATATCGTACCAGTCAACCATCTGAATGTTGTCCGTATTGAACTCTTGATCAAAATACTTTGACGATACGATCGTTGGATCCAGGTGCTTGAACTCCTCAGAGGTGTACGAGTAGAAGCGGGCCTCGTAGACGGGCCGGGAAGCCTTGCAGTCCTCAGTCAGAAACTTGCCGACAAAGATTCCGTTCCTGAAAGACCAGACATTTCGGTTCTTCTTGATCGGCGGAAACTGCAGGTCTCGGCAGTTGGTCAGGTGGCGGATGGTGTCCGTGACGATGCTGCCCTTGCTGGTCATATTCTTCCACATATCGTACTTTTCCTCTTTCTGGGAATACAGATACACAAAGTCTTTGATTTCGAGGACTGGCTTCCAGGCCTTGGTCAGATGGCCCTCCTCGGTCGCAATCTATTTACAGCAGTAGTCTCCGTACCGGCGCATCTTCAGCTTGTAGGTCTGGTCGAGGAGATACAGAAGAAACTTTTGGAAAGCACTGGTCGTATCCTTGTCGGACTCGGCGTCGCCCGCACTCATCGTCTGGCACCTGAAAATCTCAGACTCCATATCGCCCTTGATCGGGACATAGGTCGGGTGGTTGATGCGCTCATATGTCCTGACATACCTGAAGATCATCTCGTAGGTGTCATCGACCGTCTCGATAAGTCTCGTGATTCTCTGGCCCATAGTAAACTCGTTGCCCGTGAGGTCCTTGCTGGGCTCTTCACGAATCTTGAGTTGGCCTGAGTGGTGATACATGTCCGAACAAATAGACACAAAACGCCGCCGCTGCTCGGCAAGCGTGTCCAAATTTACATTTTTAATATTTCCATCGTCGTATCCAAAGACGCGGAAGCCGTTTTGCCAGGGGATATAGGCGTCCCCCTTTGCGTTTAGGCACATATGATCCTCGAGGTCTGTCACAAAGTTGTTGAGATCCTCGGCGCCCATATTCATTACATCCGAATGGTGGAGTTCCATCCGGATCTCGTGAGTTTTTTCAGGAGTGGTTCGATCAATTGTGTGGACACTCTCCATTTGTAAGAAAGGTCAAGATATTTTTAAGCAGGGATGGCGTCCTTACTCTCTACTGGAGCTGGTGCTTTGCTGGGGGTCTTGCTCAGGACACTCAGAATCTTAATAAGAATTTTGTTCTGCATTTCCAGTGCCGTCTTCACGCCAGCCATGGCGCTGGCCACAGTCTCGCCATCCTCGGTCGTGAACCAGGACCCCAGGGCGTCCATGAGGTCAGCCTCGCCAAACTCCTCGTCCTCGTCAAACTCCATCTCCTCCTCATCCTCCTCCTCTACTGGGGGCGGCGGCTGCTTCATGGGGGGCTTGGGGAGGCGCGACATTTAATACTTCCTAGGAAATTCCTTGGTCCCATTTCCCGCAATGTTCAAAATTTCCCAGGCGCGTCTCTGGTCAGAATTTTTTTCTTGGGGTATATCAAAATGGCCGGTGGACTTATGCAGCTCGTAGCTTATGGCGCCCAGGATGTGTATCTGACGGGTCAGCCCAAGGTGACTTTCTTCCAGGCGGTGTACAAGCGCCACACCAACTTCGCGATGGAGAACATCCAGCAGACCGTGAACGGTACCACGACCAACTCTGGCCGCGTGTCCGTGACCATTGCCCGCAACGGCGACCTGGTCGGCAACATGTATGTGAGCATGCTCCCCGTGACTGCCAACACGACCTCCAACAACAACGTGTTCGACACCTGCTGGATCGCTGAGCGCGCCCTGGCTGACATTGAGCTGACCATCGGTGGTCAGCGCATCGACAAGCACTACCAGACCTGGTGGCGCCTGTACGCTGAGGTCTTCCTCGGCGAGTCCGACAAGTACGGCTGGGGCAAGATGACCTCTACGGCTGCGAACTCCCAGGCCGTTTTGGGTACCAGCATCAACGGCAACCAGCCCCGCGTGTACCTGCCCCTGCTGTTCTTCTTCAACCGCAACCCCGGCCTGTACCTGCCCCTGATTGCCCTGCAGTACCACGAGGTTCGCCTGGATTTCGACCTGACTGCCTACTACACGTCCTACTTCAGCACCGACTTCCAGGTCTGGGCCAACTATGTGTACCTGGACACTGAGGAGCGCCGCCGCTTCGCCCAGAAGGGCCACGAGTACCTGATCGAGCAGGTCCAGCACACCGGCGGTGACTCCACGACCGCGACCTACGACACCTTCCAGCTAATCCGCCTGTCCTTCAACCACCCCGTGAAGGAGTTCGTGTGGTGCTATGTGAACCCCGCCGCCTCCACGACGGCCAACCTCAACGCCCTGTGGAACTTCTCGACCTCGACCCAGAACGTGCAGGTGACGGTGAACACCGCCGCCTACGTGAACTCGAACAACTACGTGTTGCCCCACCTGTCTGGCGTGCCCCACCTGTACTTTAACAACGGCGCCCAGCCTAGCACTGGCGTGGGTCTGAATTTCGTGGTGGCCGCCAACAACCCCTCGACGGCCAACACCTACACCTGGATCGAGGAGGGTTATCCCGCGTCTTACACCCTGAACCAGGTGGGCATCATGCAGTACGAGGTCGGCCCTCTCAACCAGTTCAAGATTATCCTCAACGGCCAGGACCGCTTCAAGGAGCAGCTGGGCAAGTACTTCAACCAGTACCAGCCCTTCGTGTACCACTCTGGCTGCCCTTACCCCGGCATCTACGTGTACTCCTTCGCCCTGCAGCCCGAGGAGCACCAGCCCACCGGCACCTGCAACTTCTCGCGCATCGATAACGCCCAGGTGGCCGTGTCGATCAAGAACAACGGCATCTCCGGCGCCGCTCACCAGCAGAAGCTGTTCGCGGTGAACTACAACATCCTGCGCATACAAAGCGGGATGGGGGGCCTTGCGTTCTCAAACTGATCCTCCCATATCTATTATACAATTTACCAGTGCTCTAT